CAGACACAGCAGTTAGCTGCAGACTTTCTCTACGCCATCAAGCAACGCCTGACGCATCCAAATTATGAAGCACTCCAACAGGCTTACGCTGCTGGCGTAGGGTTTAACTCTAAGTCTGCCTCGTGGCAGGCAACCCGTGTCACCTTTGGTGATGAGCTACGCGAGTCATCTGAAAAGGACCCGAACATCGAAGCCGTTGGTATCGGTGGTCAGATCTACGGTAAGCGTGCCGATATGATTATTGTCGACGACGCGGTGACATTAAAGAACGCTAACGAATTTGAAAAGCAGATTCGCTGGTTGACCCAGGATGTGCGCTCTCGTCTTAACCCTACTGGTAAGTTGATTATCGTAGGTACTCGCGTTACCGCAGTGGACCTATACCGCGAGCTACGCAACGAAGACCGCTACCCAGGTGGCTTGGTTCCGTGGACATATCTGGCAATGCCAGCACTTTTAACAACGGACGAAGACCCTGAGAAGTGGGAAACACTCTGGCCTGCAAGTGATGCTCCCTTTGATGGACAGACAGAATCAGATTTGAATGAGGACGGCCTCTATCCTAGATGGAATGGTCGTAACCTTTACAATGAACGCCAAGCTATGGATGCAAGTACCTGGGCTTTGGTATATCAGCAACAAGATATCTCAGATGATGCCATCTTTGATCCAGTATGTGTAAGAGGTTCTATTGATGGTATGCGTAAAGCAGGTCGTTTGGTTCCTGGTCACCCAGGCCATCCGCGTGATGTCAATGGCTTTTCTTTTATTTGTGGTCTTGATCCCGCTATGGTTGGTGATACAGCCGCCATTTGTTACGCTGTTGATCGGACTACACATAAACGCTATATCGTTGATGCTATTAAAATTACTAGGCCAACGCCTGCTGCAATCCGCCAGTTAATCTTTGACTGGACTTCCCTTTATAGTCCTAGCGAATGGATAGTGGAGAAAAATGCTTTTCAGTCATTCCTTACGCAAGATGAAGGCATCCGTCAAAACTTGGCTTCTAGGGGAGTGCTTCTGCGGGAACACCACACAGGTAATAACAAGTGGGACTCAGGATTCGGTGTTGCTTCTATGTCCACATTGTTTGGCACCAAGCAGTTTGATGGAAAACACCACCGCGACAATCTTATTCACTTACCCAGCGACCAGACCGAAAACATTAAGGCGCTTATTGAGCAACTGATTACCTGGTCGCCAACGACCAAGGGTAAGACCGATATGGTGATGGCACTTTGGTTTTGTGAGATCCGCGCACGCGAGATGCTCAACCAAGGTCTACACAAGACCCACCATATGAAAAACCCATTCCTATCTCGTAGCGAGGTAGGCAAGCGAACAGTTATCAACATAGATGAATTGCTCGCAGAAAAAGATCGTACATTCATCTAACAAGGAGATAACAATGGCAGAAATGAAAAGAATGGTTGGCAAGTCAAAGACAACAACCAAGGCTCCTGCAAAGAAGCTAGTAGGCCCTGCAGCAGTTGCAGAATTAAAAAAGCAAGTATCACCTCAAGGTGTAAAAAAGGCAGCAGAAGCTGCAAAGAAGGCTACTGATAAGAAGTACCCAGGTTTGTACAAGAGCACAGCGACTAAGACAGTTGCTAAGGCTTCTGCTGCAAAACCAAAGGCTACAAAGAAAACACCTTTAGAAACTAAGCGTGTTGGTGGCATTATGTCAGTACCAGTAAAACCTAAAAAAACAGTTTACTAAATAATTAAAGGACCCTACATTGTTATCAGTCAAAGAAGTAGACGCTAAGCTAGCACGCTTACGTACTCGCTCATCAGCGCGAGATCAACGTATGCGCGATGTGCTTTCGGTGCGTCAGGGAGATATCTCCAAGGTATATCCTGCAATGTTTTCAGAGGAATATCCAAAGCCTCTGGTTGCAAACTTCATTGACGTCGCAGCACGCGACTTAGCAGAAGCAATGGCACCACTGCCATCCTTTAACTGTTCAGCAACTAATATGGTTTCAGATACAGCACGCAAGGCTGCAGATACTAGAACTCGTATTGCAAACTTCTATGTAACAAATTCTGACCTACAACTGCAGATGTACACAGCAGCAGATTGGTATAACACCTACGGTCTTGGTATCGGTATGGTTGAGATGGATTACGATGACAACAATCCTCGTATTCGTATGCTTAACCCATTCGGTACTTACCCAGAGTTGGATCGTTATGGTCGCGTATTATCTGTTTCTCAGGTTATTGTTACCGATGCAGAGACATTGGCTGGACAGTACCCAGAGTATTACGATTTGATCTTAGGTCGAAACCAATACGCTCTATCTTCTCCTTATATCTCAATGGTGAAGTACCACGACAAGGATCAGGACCTATTGTATTTACCAGATCGTAAAAACTTAGTCCTATCACGCACACCAAATATCCTAGGTAAAGCAATGGCATCTGTCATTATGCGCTCATCCCTAGATGGTGAAGCACGTGGACAGTTTGATGATGTTCTATCTGTACAGCTTGCTCGTGCTCGCTTTGCAGTATTGCAGATCCAAGCAGCAGAAAAATCTATCCAAGCACCTATTGCTATTCCACAAGATGTGCAAGAGTTGGCACTTGGTCCAGATGCAATTATGCGTTCTGCAAACCCACAAGGTATTCGTCGTGTTCCACTAGAGTTACCACCTGGAGTCTTTACAGAGTCTGGCGTCCTAGAGCGCGAACTACGCCTTGGTGCTCGTTACCCTGAATCTCGTTCAGGAAACATTGACGCATCAGTTGTAACAGGTCGTGGTGTGCAAGCACTACAGGCTGGCTTTGATACACAGATCAAGGCAGCACAAGCACAGTTTGCTCGTATGTTCCAAGAACTTATCTCAGTTTGCTTTGAAGCAGATGAGAAAGTATTTGGTGGTATTCCAAAGACCATTAAGGGAACAGATGACGGAACACCTTACGTTCTAAAGTACACGCCATCTCGTGACATCAAGGGTGAGTACGGAGTAGATGTACGCTACGGAATTATGTCTGGTATGGACCCTAACCGTGCCATCATTGCTTTACTACAAATGCGTTCAGACAAGTTAGTTTCTCGTGACTATGTTCGTCGTGAGATCCCAATGGACTTGAATGTTACGCAGGAGGAACAACGTGTTGATATTGAAGAGATGCGCGATTCTTTGCGTGTTGCTGTTGCACAGTATGCTCAGGCAATTCCTGCCCTCGCGGCACAAGGTCAAGACCCTAGTGAGATTATCTCACGCATCGCAAGTGTTATCCAAGGTCGTCAAAAGGGACAATCACTAGAGTCAGTAATCGAAAAAGCATTCACACCAGAACCAGCTCCAACCCCAGAGATGCCACCTATGGCACCAGGTATGGAACAACAACTTCCAGCAGCAGGTGCGGCCTCCGCCCCTGCCTCGCAGCAACCTCCGATAGAACAAGGTGGTCAGGCCCCTGCTGCTGGTCAACGTCCAGATATAGCTCAATTACTCGCTGGTATCAGCGGTGCAGCTTAAGTAGAGGGGGTGTAAATATGAACAAGGGATCTCGCGCAGCAGCGCCAATGTCAAAGCCAGTAGAAGGCAAGAAGGACACATCCAAGCCAGCAGGACCAGGCAAGGTAGTACCTTCGATGATGCCAGCAGGCCGTCGTGGAAACGCAGTAAAAAAGGGATAATAACTTTTAACGGAAGGAGCACTGGGCGATGAATAACGATAATCACATTTCTCGTCCAGTGCGCTTTCTTGATTTCGTTGTTGTAGGTATAGGTTTTCTACACAACATTGCATCATCTGTTGAAACACTTACAGGTGAGTTAATGGAACTATCGATTTACCAATCAAATCATCTTACTCAGACCAATAGGGCTTGGGAAGATATGGCAACAGACTTAGAAAAATTAGAGGAGGACCAACAGTGAGTATGATGAATCCACTGGCAGGACCAGCAGGTCCAGGTAAATTCTCCACACGTACCGATAAATTAGAATTAGGTTCAACAGCATACGGCGAAGGCGTCGAGACACAGGCTATTAAGTCTGGTGCTCCGCTAGCTAAGACTGCAGATACTCGTCCAGCATCTGCAGCACAAGTACGCCAACAGGCAGTAACACCACTTTATGCACCATCAGAACGCCCAGATGAGCCTGTAACTGCAGGTATTGACCAAGGTGCAGGTGTTGGATCAGATGCTTTGATGGTAAACCAACCAGCTGATTACACAAATTTTAACGCTAATATCCAATCTTACACTCCAGTGCTTTCATACATTGCATCTTTGCAAAACACATCGCCAGAAACACGCAGAGCAATTAGACAACTAAGGGATTCTTTGTGAGTGTATGGAACAGAAT